ATAGAGTTTTTAACGCCTCATCGTGGGCTATGGGATCTGGGACAGCAGTACGGATACCGACTTCGATGGGCGACTTTGAGTAAAAAGTTAGAGGGCGACACATGTCATTCGGCGGCGGCGGCGACACCCGAGTCAGGGAACCAGAATCACAACAAGCGTTAGCTGAGCAAGCGGCAATAAATCTCCGGCGTTACGGGGAAATTTTTGTGCCGCTAGAAAATCAGTTCATGGAAACCACCATGGCAACGTTTGATCAACCTAACTATGACCGTGCTATGGGCATGGCTGGCACACAGACAGCCGGTCTCTACGAGCGTGGTCTTTCTGACTTCAACAACGCGGCTTTCCAGCGTGGGCTAGACCCTTCATCGGGGGCTTATGGCGCTGAGTCTTCTGCATTGAGAGCGGCTCAAGCCAGAGGCATGGGTACTGCAATGGCAGATGCGGGCATGAGCAACACTGACCAAGGTCTGGGAGGTCTGACATCCATCGTTCGTATGGGTCAGGGCTTACAAAACGATGCCATGCAGGGACAAATGGACTTGGCGCAGAACCAAATGCAAAGAGCCGGAGCGCAAGCACAGAACGCATTCCAGCGTAACAGTAGTATCAGCGGCGCATTTGGCACAGCGGCTGGCATGGGTGCTGGCTACGTGTTGCCCGGTCTAGGAGGCTGATATGGATTTTGACGGCTACATGGCAATGCTTAACCCCCAAATGCAAATGCAGGTGGGTTCCTTTTACGGTAGAGGCGGTGGTGGTTTCGGCGGTGGTGGCGGCTTCGGCGGCGGACCTTATGCGTATGGCGGTGCTAGTGCGTCAAATCCCTACGCAAATATCAACCCGTATCGATACAGCTATATGGATTCGAAAGAGTCTCCCGGAGATAGGCTTTTAGCAGACCTTATTAGGGCGCAAACACAGGACTATCAGACCAGATTCGCTCCTATTGAGAACATGCTAGCGAGCAGTATCACTCGGACGGGAACCACTTTTTTAGAGGGTGACCTAGAGCGCACTCGAGGAGCTGTCATGGGCGCATCGCAAAACGTTCAGGGCATGGCAAACAGATCAGCAGAGCGTCTGGGGATTAACAGCACCCAGATGGACCCAAACAGCACCACCTCAACACTGGTAGGCGGTCTCAATGAAACCCGTATGCGTGACTCAGATCGCCGTTTACAGCTTCTGACCGGCGGCTTGTCAGGCATCACGCAAAACGTAAGGAATATTGGCTAATGGCAGGTTTAATCGGAACAGGAACGGGGCTACGCCAGAAGGCTCAGCAGGGTCTGACTGCCGTTGCCAACTTAGAAAACCAGCGAAACATGCAGCAGGACTCTTTGGATGCCGCAGCCAAGGCGCAAGAGATGCAGTTGTACGGAACCGGTATGGGTATCGGTGGTGCATACGGTGTCAACAAAGCGCTAGCTGCAAAGGGCGCTACGGACGCTGTGGCTGGTGGTGGGTTTGTATCACCAACAGGCGGAATGGGTGCGATGTCTCAGAGTGCCAATGCTGGCGCAGCTCAAAGTGAAGCTGTGAGAAGCACAGCCGCAAATGTGAAAGGAATATTTGCACCGAAAGCAGGACTTGCAAAGGGTGCCAATGCTAGCGCTGTGGTTGGTCAAGAGGCGGCTAAGGCGGCTGGTCAAGAGGCGGTTAAGGTGGCTGGTCAAGAGGCGGTTAAAGCGGCTGGTACAGAGGCAACAAAAGCAGTAGCTGCTGAAGGCGCAACAGCAGCGGCGGGAAGTTCCTCCGGTGCGCTCAGCGCTCTTGGAACCATAGCCACTCCCATCGCTATCGGTCTTGGTGCCGCATTCCTGCTTAACAAATTATTTGGTTGAGGTGACGTATGTCGTTTGCTGACGGATTTACCAAGGGCTTCGGTCTAATACAGGACGCCAAGAACTCGGCTCGCGAGGCTGAGTTACGGCAACAGCAGCTTGATGATACGGCGGCATACCGGAATCAAATGCTTGGCTTAGAGCAAGCCAATATGGAAGCTGATAACACGTACCGATCAGATACTCTCGCCGAGCAAAAGCGAGCCAATCAAGCAGCAGAAGAAGCAGCGGCATTGGCGGCAGAAAACCAGCAAAATAACACAGCAGCACAGCTCGAAATTAACAAAAACAAATCTCAAGCAGACCTCACGCGAGAAGAGCGTTTGGCGGCAGATGCGGAAGCTGAGCGACAGAGAAAGACAAGACTCCAAAAAGAAACCGACGCAGCCCGAGCCATGCAGGAGTTTACTGAGCAGATCAGGCGCGTCGAGAATGGCGAGCTTGCAGCGTCCTCTCTTGATGGTGTGATTCAGGACATTATCACGCGAACAGATGGGTCTATGTTTGATCTCTCGACAATACTTGATGACACCACAATCGCGACAGCGCAACAGTTACAAACAGAATTGCAAAGCGGCAATGTCTCGATGCAGACGCTTACTCGTGCTGCAAATAACTTTTTATCAAGCTCTAACAAAAATGGTGTCGGCGAAGAGGTTAATGAAAATTTTGTAAACGCACCTGAGTGGATGCGTAAAGGTGGCTACACCGTCACTAACAAGCAAATTTCAGAGCTTCAAGAGGGCAAAGATGCTGACGGCAATGATGTCTTATACGGCAAGGTTCGAGTGACAGTGACCGACGCTAATGGCGATGAGTTCTACTACACAGCACCTCTGACAGAAAGTCGTGAGGGTGACACTGGGAAGTTCGGTGCCGCTACTGTCGGTGGCGAAGCTGTAGCTCTTAATGTGGATGAGTTGCTGAATGGCTACCGAGGCTACATTAATGCCGCAACATACCTAAATCAGTTCAAGGTGAAGATTGATAACGAGGTAGAGCGCAATAGATTCGGCGACGACACGGCTCAATACAACAATGACTTCAGCGAGAACAGATCGTATTACGAAGAGCAGGCTGAAATAAATCCGAACGCAGATAGCCCCATTCCGGGGCTAACTATGGGTCAGCTTGTTTTGGATAAAGGGGCACTTAACAAGCTTGCCCGTCATGAAACGCTGTATCCGGGATCTAAGCAAAGAGGCAACGACTTCAAGTATGACTCCGTTATGGCGACCGTCCGATCATTCGATCAAGTGCGGGAGATCGAGGCAGCGATTGGTAGGCAGCTAAGCAACGGAGAGATTGAAGAGTTGGCTGGCTACATTACAGATGGTCCTAAGGGTCTTGTCATTTCTGACAAGGACGCATTCCAGAAATTCCGAAACCGGCTTGGTGGAGGACGAGGTTCTCGCGGTAGAACACGTTCAGATATAGAAAACGAAAGAGCAGCCCGAACAGCAGCAGGTCTCTAATTATGCCGATTGGATACTCATCCCGACAAAGGCTTGTAACCTCGGCACCTGTCGAGGACGATCGCTCTGAGTTCGGTAAAGGTTTTTCTGCGGGGATATCCCAAACCAAAGCGCTAGGTGGCGGCTTATTAGCAGCTATCGGATCAGCCACGGGTGATGACGACCTCTTCTATGAGGGTCTGGATTACTACAACGCGAAAATGTCTGAGGCAGCAGAGGATCAGGCTGAAGTTGGTCGCATCGAGGACATCGATGGCTTTGATGACTTCAGTTCATGGCTCGCCTACACCGCAGGTAACGTGATTCCTTCACTGGCAACGACTGTTGCTGGTGGCGGTATTGGTGGCTTTGCTGCCAAGCAAGCTGTCAAAAAGAAAGTCGCCAAAGATGCACAGAAATTTGCTGACGACAAGGTTCGAAACCTTGCTGAAAAAGCACTCGGCGATAAGGTAGCCAGGGATTACACCAGAAACGCACTGTCAAAGGCTGGCATGCGGGGTGCAACAGCCGGTGCAATCGTGCCTTCAGTGGGTCTCAGTACGGGTGAGTCATTCACTCGCATTATGGAGGAGACGGGGGAAGAAAGAGCCGGGGCTGCTTTCGCTACCGGTATTGTTGCCGGTGCATTGGATGCGGCAGCTCCACTCGCTGCACTCAAAAGAATACTACCCAAGGGCACCTACCAAAGAGCGCTGGATGACATCGGCGAAAAGGTCATGAAAGACCGTGGTCGATTTAGCAGAGCCATGCTAGAGGCTGGTCGTGTAGGTGGTATTGAGGGTCTGACTGAGATGACTCAGGAGATCCTGCAAAACACAACCGTTCAGCTTGTTGAGGCAGAAGATAATCCCGAGCTGAAAGATCAGTTCTTCTCCGAGCTGTTCAATGAAACCAACCGTTCGCTTTACATGAATGCTTTCGCTGCCGGTGCTGTTGGTGGCGGTGTTGTGGGCGGTGGTTTCGGTACGTTCAAGAAGACAAAGACAGAGGACGAAGCAGAAGTCTCCGATCGAGAGATCTTTGACGAAGCAACTGCAACTCCAGAGGAGCCAAATGAGCGGCTCGATGCAGCTCGAGCAAGACAGGCTGAGGTCAAGAGCAAGCAGTTCTTAGACGACCAGCTCCGTAAGCACGTAGAGGCTCGAGCAAACGCAAAAAGAATCCTCGAGGAGCAACAACAGCCAGAAGCTGAGCAGACCGCAGAGCCAGAAGTACCACAGGTTGAGCCAGAGGTTCCTGATGTAGAGCCACAGACTCCAGCAGAGCCTGAGACAGCGACACCACTAGAGGCGCTTGAGAACCAGACCGTCACCTATGAGGGACAGGAAGGCATTCTTGTCCGCAGAGAGGACGGCTTCTACGTCGTACAGGGCGATCAGGAAACTTTCATCGAATCTGGCGAGGCAATGAGCGCAGAGTCGCTTGGCATTGTGCCAACGGATGTAGATCTTGAGTTTGATAACGACGTTCGTTACGACCCAGAGTCGAACACAATTAACTTCCGTGGCGACCAGTTTACATACCAGCGAACAAACACTAACCAAGACGGTGAAGTTGTTTCGGTAACTGCTGTCACACAGGACGGACAGGAAAGAACCTTCCGTAACCCTGAGGTTGTGGGTCGGGTTGTACGCCAGATCGAAGAATCTGAGCAGACCTTCATGCCTTCGATTGATCTTGATGACTTGCCTCCTAAGGTGCAGGAGCGAGCGGTCGATAAGGCAGAGGCAGAAGGCGTAGAGTTAGGTGATGAGATATCGGCTAAGGAAGCCGAGGAACTCGCTAAACCAACCGAGACTGACCCCGAGGATTTAACTCCTCAGGTTCAAGAGGCGGTTATAAATCGAGGTATATATCGACAGCCATCTCGTGAAAAGACCGATGAAGGCGACACCTCTCAAAAGCACATGCCGTATGTAGGCAAAACAACTCCGAAAAGCACCTTTGCATCTGATGCAATCGACAACAATCGCAAGCTGTCTGAATCAACAACCATCAACAGCGCTGGAGATCAGTACACAGTTGATGGTGACGTGGACATTGCGTTTTCCAATCACAAAGGCGACCCACGGTCCTATAACATCGGTGTTAAAGGTGGGAATCGAAGAAGAGGAAAAACTGTTGCGAGCTTGAGCGGGGATCGTCTCGAGCTGTATCAGAAGGCTGTCATCGACATCGTGAACCAAGGAATGCCTAGCAAGCTGGTACGAGCAGTACAGCATCTAGGCTACTTTGGCGAAAAAGGTTCACCTCAAGGTGTTGAGGGGTTCTATGCTCAAGGCATCGACTTGCTGTCAGTCTCTGGAAAAACATTGGACGGCAACCAGAAGCGACTTCGGTGGACGTTGCTACACGAGTTTGGGCATGCGTTCGATGCTAAAACAAACAACCCATCCGAAAACAGCGAGCTTTGGGATTTCACCGTGGCGCTTGATCGCGAGATCAATGATGACGGAGACATTGAAGTTGAGTTCGGTGAGCTAATAGGTGAGCTTTTCCAGAACTGGGAAGACAGCACACCTCTAGGCGACATCCTTACTTACCCCATGCTGATGAGTTACTTTTACGTCAGGAATGCGGTCAAGAACGACGCTAGCAAGCTCGAACAAGCGCTGTATACTATCAAATCGGAAGCGTTCGCTCAGGCGTTCGCGACTTTCTTCAATCGTCCAGAGGTGCTCAAACAGCATGCGCCAAAGACATACGATTATTTTAGGAGTGCAGTAGATGCGTACCGTTCTGAAGAAACAGTCTCTGACGCCCAATCTGGACAAGTATCAGGAGACATTCGGGCACCTGCCGACGCTGGACCAGTTCAAGTTCAAGAGATTGGAGGAGCTGGACGAGATAGCCAGAGTGGCGCTGAAACGGAACAAGCCAGTGAAAGCGTGGACGCAGGGCGAGTACCTGAGAGAGCTGCCGTCGCAGACGACAGAGTCAGTGACATTCCAGCCAGTCCAGAACCCGACGCAGTCCAAGACGCAGGACCAGTAGAGCAGGAGCAACAGGACAACGAGGTCCTAAACGCTGAGATCAAAGAGAAGAACAAGACTCTTTTCCAGCGTGTAAAAACTCAGCTCCGGCGTTACCTTGCACCGGGTGGCTTACTGCCCGAGTCAGTATTCAAACTAAAGATCGAGAGAGACTCCGAGCTAGGCGCAGTTGAGATAGACGTGCGCTCAATGCTTGGCGGCTATGACCGTGCTGTACAGGCGGCATACGGCAGTGACATCGATGACGCCACCCAGAAGAAGCTCAACGACGCACTACAGAACGTCAGCGAGATCGACTCAATGGGTCTGCCCGGTGATGTCAAAGATGCAATCCTCACCATGCGAGCCTACCTCGACAACATGTCTGAGGAGTACGCACAGGTATTGTTCGATGATGCCGTTCGCTTAGTCGGCGACGGACAAAATGAGGCAGCTCGAGCCAAGGTCGATCTCATCGAAACGATTGCCGGTAACCTCGGTCAATACGTGCATCGATCATACCGTGTCCATGATGATCCCAAGTGGGCTACTAAGGTGCCAGATGAGGTGCTTAACAGAGCGCGTGAGTACCTCAAAAAGAATGGGGCAACCAACCCCCAGCGTGTACTCAATGAGCTTCTGAAAGACGGCACCGCTTATGACTCGATGGAGTCAATGATCAAAGAATCAATGCTGGGCGCAAAAGATCTGTCGATTCTAAAGCAGAGAAAAGACATAGCTCCAGAGATCAGAGAGTTGCTTGGTGAGTATGTAGATCCCCGAGTCAACTTCGGCAAATCTGCTACCAAAATGTCCCGGCTATTGTTCAACGACCGATTCCTCAAGAAGATCAAAGAGGATGGTGAAGGCGTCTACCTGTTCAACAAAGATGATGCTCCCACCGAAGCATTTACAACATTCGCACCAGACGGCAGCTCTGCACTTGCGCCGTTGTCGGGCATGAAGACAACGCCAGAAATTCATCAGGCATTTAAGGAGGCTCTTGATAAGGAGCAAATGTCTGACTGGTATCGATGGGTTGTTCAGGCTAACGGCTGGGTCAAGTTCGGCAAGACCGTTATCGCACCAACGACAATGGCTCGTAACTATATGTCTGCGTACTTCTTCACGCTGGCAAACGGTCACTTCAACCTAGACAAGGCAGGTCAGGCTGCTAGCACGTTCAGCACGTTGGTCGGTAGTAAGGACAAGCAGCTAGAGTATGTTCGGAAGCTGAAGCAGTTGGGTGTGATTTACGACACCCCATACGCTGGTGAAATGATGGCTCTCTTAGATGAGTCGAAGATGGAGCTGACATTCCAGAACAAGCTGTTCGACAACCCTCCAGCCAAGTTCGGCAAAAAAATGTTGTTCGACACACTGCCTAAGCTTTATCAGTTTGGTGATGACTTCTGGAAGATCATTGGCTTCGAAAATGAGATATCGATCCTCATGGAGCACAAGGGTCTGACTCGAGAGGAAGCTGAGCCACTGGCAGCGGAGCGTATCCGAAACACTTACCCAACGTACTCGATGGTGGGTAAAGCGGGTACATGGCTCCGACGCTTCCCGCTCGCAGGTACGTTCGTATCGTTCCCTGCGGAGATTATCCGAACCTCATTCAACATGCTGCGTTACCTGAAGCAGGACCTTGACGATCCTGATATGCGTGACGTTGCCATGCAAAGAATCACTGGTCTGAGCATTGTTTCTGGTGGTGCGTTTGCACTGACAGCAGCACTACGAGACCAGCTAGATGTGGACGAAGAAGAAGACGAAGCAGTACGACTGCTAGCACCGCCCTGGTCACAAAATTCCAACCTCGCTTACATCGGTCGTAAGGATGGCAACTTGCAGTACCTCGACCTGTCAGCTCTCGATCCATACTCATACTGGAAGCGACCCATCAATGCGATGCTGCGTGACCAGCCTTTGGATGATGCAGTCGTTCAGGCTACCAGCGAAATGCTCGCACCGTTCTTTGGTCAGGACATTGCTTTCGGTGCTCTGGCTGAGATCTGGAAGAACGAGAAAGCAAGTGGAGCGTCGGTATATAACCCATCGGATACACCCGTCAGCCAACTCGCAGATATCACGGGACACATGTTCGATGCCGTTGCACCATCTCTGACCGACAATGTCACCAGAACCATGGCTGCAATCGATGGCGGTGTGACAGCATCCGGTCGTCGCTATGAGCTAGAAGACGAACTCGCTGCCTTCGTCGGCTTCCGGGTTACAACACTCGATCCGAAGATATCCCTCTACTACAAGGCGTTCGAGTTCAACGAGTCTAAGCGCCGATCAACAGACTTGCTGAGAAGCACGTTCAGAGGTGTGAATGAGGTCAGTGACGAAGAGTTGCGTCAGTCGTTTAACGTCAGTTCCAGAGCGCGGAAAGAAGCGTTCGAGAAGATGATCAAGATTGTCGAGGCGGTGAGACGTTCCGGTCTTAACGACTCACAGATAAAGCAAGTGCTGCGAAGTAATGGAATCACAGCGAAAGATGCCAAGGCTCTGATGAGCGGAGACATCACCAAATACAACATCACGGATTCGACCCTGAAGAGCAGCATCAAGCGAGCCGACTTCCTCGTTGGTGAGTCTACTGCTGCTGAATTCCAGCGCAGGTTCCGATACCTGCAATCGTTAGAGGAAGAGTGATATGCACGATGGCAAGCCCTGCAAGGGCAAGCGCGGCAAAAAATCCATGAAGAAGTCTTTACCCAAGCGGGGTCAACGAGCTGCTACTAACAAGCGCAAGCGAGGATAGTTAGTCGGCTAAGACTCCGAAGACTGTTTCTGAGATGAGTGCCGCTGAGAAAGCCAAGATGAAAAAGGCGAAGACAAGTTCGAAAAAGATTCCATATCGTCATAAGCGATCGAAATGATTGGCGCTGGGTCTTTGCTGAAAAGTGAAGACCCGTATATCTCATACTGCCTCACCTTCTTGGCTACTGTTATTGGGTGATAACCCATAATCAGACCGACGCCCGAATAGTTTTGCCCGTTATCCAAAAGCTCTTTGGCTTGCTTGACTTCATCCTCTGTCACTTAATCACCCGTAGGTGACCATAAGTGCGCTTTTCTCTAATCGGTTCTGGTGCATCGAGACCGCCAAACTGAGGGCTTGCCGAAACAAGATTCAGCAGCTCTACCAAGTCGCTCTTGACCCGCTGTACAGGGATGACGTTGAACTGAATCAGAGCTAAATCTTTACCCTGATCTTTGAATAGTTCGACCGCATCGTATCGGTCTTTCGCAGTGTTATAGAACGTCACCTGTGGTGGGCATTCGTTGTAATCGGTGATGCGAAAAATATTCCAAGTTTCCATCTTAACCTCCTGTAAAAGGGGGAGGCTCTCCGTTAATCTAGGGGTCGGTGGAGAGCCGTCCCAAACCAGTCAAGGTTGGAATCCATGTATCGTGATAGCGTTACAAGCGCCTCTCGTAAGTAATTGATTCTACTGAGGATGCGTATGGAAACCTTGCCAAGGTTGAGGTCGCGAGTTCGAATCTCGTTTCCCGCTCCATTTTTAACATCTCCAGTAAGATCAATGGTTTACCATCACTTTACTGGGTTCCAACCTGTATGAAAGGGAATAGGTTAGTTCGCTGACTAGCATGTTTCCCTCCGGCTTCAAGGTTGCACTCCATCATTTCTGACGCAATACACCTTGCATACGGTTAGCCACTTCGCGTTTCCGCTCCGTGTTTAGGTGGGTATATCTTGCTACCGAATTGAGTGAAGCCCAGTTACCCATCTCCACTAACTCGACGGCTTGAGTGCCCGCCTTAATGTGGTACGAAGCATAGGAATGTCGGAGCGTGTGGAACGTAGTTCCCGCTGGCAAGCCAGCTATCTTTACCGCTCGTCTCCATGTCTTGTTAACCACACTTTTCTGCGACAACGGTTCCCCGTTATCTTGGAAGAAAACGTACTCGATATCCGACACCCTTCGGCTCGTATGCTCGAGGTCCTCTTTCATCCGCATCCTGCGCTTGAGCAGTGCCTGACAATCCCTTGTCAGCGACATCGACACTGGCTTATTGTTCTTCATCTCGGCTGCGGAGAACTCCAGCACAGAGAATCCATGCTTGACGTGTCTCCACTTGAGCGTCCGAACATTGTTGTTACGCAACCCGGTAAGGAATGCGAACTCAGCCATGTCTGCTCTCAGAGGATCCAGTGCTCGAATCAGTCTACCGACCTCATTCGGCTCCAGATAGTTTGTCCTCCTGTTCTCCTCTAAAGCTTTGATCTTCGGTGGAACGAACTTCATTTCAAGTTCCTCCACCGCGAAGTTCAGCATTGCCCTGAGGTAGTTTAGGTAACAGTTGACGGTGCTGTTCTTCAGCTTTCTTTCCTGCTGAAGCGATCCCACTAAAACCCGAATGTCGAGAGTTGTTATCTCGTCGAGCTGGTGGTCACCCCACTCATCAACCATTTCGCTAATTACGCGCTTGGCTGTGCCGTTCCTCTCGATCCCTCGCCGACTACAAGTGGTGAGGTAAATTTTCGAAAGCTTCTCAAAAGTACAAAGTCCCATAGTTCTACTCCATGAATCAGGAGAGGCGCTCGGAACCTTTTGGACTATATTGTTTTGTGTCTTCATTGTCATCCCTGTAAAAAAGCCCCCCGTAGGGGGCAAGCCACACTAAGAGTCCAGCTCGTAACGTGAGCCAACCGGAATTAGGTGAGGCGTTTCGGACACTGGTGCCTCTGACCAGTTCTTCGTAGGGTTTCCCCCTGTCCTATCTCATGGAGTGAGAATTAGTTGATCAGCTCACCTTCAGCGATCTCAGGCTCAGCCTCTTCCTCTTGTGTAGGAAGTAGCTTCTGAAGATCGATGTTGATGACCTCTTGACCGATGCGAGCCAAATCGATGATCGTGCCCATAACAGCCATAGCGTTCTGACCGTTCTGTGCGCGGACCAAAAGCTCCTTGCATGGTTGACTGAGATCATCAACGTTGTAGGTCTGACCGTTGATTTGGATTTGCTGCTGTTCATTCATCGAGATTTTCTCCTTGCGTTGTCTCGAATAAGTCGGTAGTTGCGCGGTGCGTTGAGTGCTAGTTCCGCTTGGGGTGTTTGTCGATCCGTGAATGAATGCCCTCTGCCACATACTTCGCAGTACGGTTCAGCCTGGGCGATCCTGTCGCGGACACCAACCATCTCGATGGACAAGTCTTCACCGAAGTGAAGCGGGTCGTCGCCAACTTGGATGACATGTTCCTCGACACCCAAGCCAGTTTTGATATTGACGATCCCTTCCTGTCGATCGCGATGATTCCTGACTCCGCGAATCCATATACGATGGTCGAAGGATGAGTTTGGACGCTTGTCATCTAAATCATATCCTCCGTAAACCACCGTATTTACAGCTCTGGTGATTCGCAGTCCCATAAATGGTGTCCCTTAAAATGGCAGGTCGTCCTCTAAGACGGGCTTAGAGGTTTGCACTACACCATCATCGGTCTTAGCTTTTTTCTGCCAGACCCTGAGGGCGAGCTGCTCGTTACCTGCTCGGTTAGTTTCCTTGCACACGGTGATGCCAAGAGCCAGCAGACCAGCATCGGTCTCGACGTGAAGGTTCCCTGAGTGTGTCGGGATCTTCATGCCTTGCTCTTCTTTTGACATGTCGTTGTACCAGTCATACTGAGTGAGACGTTCATGTTCACGCAGCTTGTCGTCTCGTGACGTGAGCCACGCTTTGCCAGTGTTCGGCTTCGGTTGGAAGTCGCTCATTAAATAGCTCCATATTTGATGTTGATTTGACGGTTGTTGTTCTCTCGACGAAACGTCTCGGGTGAGCCGCCTCGATCGAGAACCGCCTGATCTCCGCCTAGAAATTCGTAGGCTTTGCGATAGTCAATGGTTGGGGTTCGATTGATGAGCTGAACGGTGACCAGTCCGTCTGTTACGGAGCATTGGTATTGGTCAGCGATACTTTTTTTCAGCGCATCAGATTTCTTTTTGATCGCAGCGATCTCTTCGAGGTCGTCGTGGTAAGTCTCTTGTAGCTCAGCGAGTCGTCGCTGTAGAAAGCTAAGCTCCTCCATCTCTTTGGTGGGCTTGACCTTCATTACGTCGTCTTGAGCTGGCTTGATGTACTCCTGTCGCAGCTCCTCATCGGCAGCGATAGTTTGAATGTGATCGAACCATGCTTCGTACAGGCTAATACGTTGAACTGTTCCGGCGGCAGGCTCCGGCAAAAGCTTTCCGGGCACGTTCTCATTTAGCCAGCCTTTCACTCGATCAACGCGCTCAATCTTGACCTTAGGTGTGGCAGCATCGTTATCGGCGAGGTAACAAATAAAATCGCACCAATCGACTTCAAGGCACTCCATCTGGAGGTAAACCTGCCACAGGTACATAGCCTTCTTATCATCAAAGATGCTGTACGGCTCTTTGTTGTACTTCGGGTAGGGACACTTGATCTCGATGCACCCTGATAAACCAACCAACCCATCGGGACTAGCAGCTATGAAGGGGTACTCTGGATGTACAACCAGACCCGTTTCCTCCACTTCATAACCCCTAAGGTACTCTAGGTAGTCACGAGCAACCGGCTCCATAGCAGTTCCATGCTCCATTGCCGGAACGATTTCAAACTCGTTCTCACAACCACAGATGTCGCGTACCTTTTGTCGGACAAACTTTTCCTTTGTAAGGTGTGGGTGTTTGTCCTCAAGCACCGCGATGGTAGACGCAGTCAGCTTGTTCTTGCGTTCATCTAGCCACTCTTGGCTTCCCTGCTCATGCACTGAATTTCTCCTTGAGCCACTCATCGAACTTGGTGCGATCGACTTCTAGTCCTCTGGCTCGCATTCCGCTTTCGTACTTGGTGAATCGCTTTTTCGCTTCGGTTGCAGTCTTTGCTTCAACCACCTTGGCTTCATTGAACAACCGATTTTTAATCTCAGTTGCGTTCGGCTCTTTCTTAGCTGGCTTTGCCGCCTCTGGCACCGGCTCGTAATCGTCATCGGTGATCTCGTCCTCGAGGGACACTGAAGTCTTGTGCTCGATGGCATCCTTATCGCCGCCGAGACCTAGCGCCAAAACTAAAGAGAAGCGCTTGGCATACGTTAAGGCAGCTCCGTACTGCGCCTCACTTGGTTTACTAGGCGGAACCTTAACGATCCCACCAGACATGCGCCCGCCGCTCGTGTGATAGATCACAGTCTCTACAGCGACACCGCCTTGTACGGGGTGCGAGATATGATGGGCGAACAAGCCAAGTGAATGTAAAAGAGGTGTGACTTCAGCCTTGATGACTTCGTACTTCACGTACTTTCCGAAGGCGGCTTTGTCTTTTGCGGCTAGGATTGTGGCGTCGGTATGCCACTTGAGCATTGCATCGAGAAGACCGGGCGTTTGGACGTCCTGAGTCGGAGACATTTCCATGTTCACTATCCATGTTTTGCATATTGAGATGTGAATATGGGCAAAAAAAATCACCCTGTCAACACCAAATGGTGATCGAGGGTGACGTTTTCTGGGTTTTTAACCTTGTTTCTTTTTAGACCATCCGATTGACTCGCTGAACTCTTCAATAACCGAAAAGTTATGGCTTGACATTGCATGACCAAATCTAGCCAGGTCGATGCACAGCCACCAGACGCCACCCTCGTAAGGAGTCAACTTGCAATACAGAAGGCGAGGCTTTGGTTCCGCTTCATGTATCAAAGTGACGACCGGCTCGTTGGTTGCCAGCACTGTATGAATGGCTTGTACAAAACCTTTGTATATCTCTGGGTTCCTAAAGCGTAGCTGGGTCAGCATGTCCGCTTCTGGATCATAACCGTGTGCTCTAATAGATGCGATTGTGGGCTCGTCACGCCACCGGGTTTTCAAATCATTGCTGACGGCACCGATTAAGATTCCGTCCTTGAAGTTGAGCAGTGGTGAATTCACCGCAGCGTTTTTTAACTTCTTGTTCTCTGGCTCGTCTCCCGACGCGAGCCTTTTCCATAGCTTATCAAGCCAGTAAGCATCATTTCTCAGCTCTTTTCCATGTACCTCACAATCCATTTACCACCACCCCATCATTTTCATTTTCACTTTCACTTTCAATATTACTTATTTCGGAACCCAGCTTGGCAAGCATAGCTGTACCGCTGACTTCATCTTTGTAGGCTAAGAGAGTGAGTCTTGCAAACTGACTAGGCGTCATTTCCGCGTCGTCCCCGCGCTCAACCGCCTTCAAAAGACGTAAACATGCGGCTAATTTTTTTTCGTCTAAAACGTCGCTTTTGTGTTCGACACCGTAAATCCATTCCATGATGTCGATATTTAGGTGTTCGGCTACACGCCATATTTCATCGTGTCCCCGAGGAAGTGCGCCAGATTGCCAGTTAGACACCTGACCGTGTGATACCCCGAGGTCTCGAGCAAGGTTCTGGGTTTTGCCCCAGTCCCGATAGCCCGCCTCGCGGCACTTGCGTTCAAAATAAAGAGCGCGTTGCTCTTTAGAAATTTCCATTGTCGATCCTTGTTTTAGAGTGTGGAAACCGGAATATACAGATTCAGTTGGTATTTGGAAATGCTGTAATTACATCCAGTGGTTTCGATTTAAATACCGATTCAACCCTGTTGACTTCCCGATTCAGTAGGAATAATGTGGCTCACTCACCATGGATTTGGGGGCAAGAATGGGTGACACCGCTAACGATTTCACGATCGTCCTGAACAAGGTCATGCGTGACAATCGACTAGATGCAAGTGGTCTAGGTCTGCTCTGTTACTTACATCACCTCCCCGAGACATGGGTCGTCGTACCGTCCCAGTTAGCAGAAAGGTTTGGTTGCAGCCGTAACAAGATTGTTCGCCTCCTCACCACGCTCGCTGAATTAGGTTACGTCGATTGCAATCAGCCCAGAAATCAAGATGGGTCGTTTAGCAAGAGAGTATGGAAAGTGTCCAAAACCGGGGTCCCGGATAAACGGGAGGCGGTGAAACGGACACTACTAAGTACTAATAATTTACAAAACACTAACCAAAACAAAGAAAAAGATCTCACTTGGCGTGAGAAATTCTACGAGCAGTGCCCCACGTTCTGCTCTCAACCGTTTTGGAACCGATGGATCGACTACAAGGCGGAAGCCAACAAAAACCGTCCGTTCAAGCAGCAAACCGTTTCGCAGTCTAAGAACAAGCTGGAGTCACTGCACCGTCGTGGCTATTCGGCTGACGAAGTTATCGAAGTCACCATCAACAGGAACTGGAAAGGGATTGGTGATCACACCTATGAACCCTATCGCCGGTGTAAGCGAGACGTGGCTACCGAGTTGATAATTTAATGGATATACGAGAACTCAAGCAGGAGCTGGGCAATCGCGCTCTATCTCTCTGCAACACACTTTTCCCTGACGGCAGAGTCGAAGGGCAAGAGTTTAAAGTGGGCTCTGTTTCGGGGGAGCCAGGGCGATCTTTGAGCGTGTACCTCAACGGCGAACGCGCTGGTAACTGGACAGACTTCGCTACCGGCGAGGGTGGCGACATGATTGACCTGATCATGCAAGCCCATCGCATGGATATTAAAGACGCCATGGAATGGGGTCGTCGTGAGTGCAACATCAGAGAGAAGCACCACGCGAAGATACGTTCCCCGCAGCCAAAGGCGTACGTCGCGCCCAAGTTACCTGAGCCGCTCGAAGATAACGATGTTTTGGAAAAGGTCATGCTCGACCGAGGCTTTCAAAACTGCTCATCGATCATCGAGCGCCACAAGATATTCTCTTTCAAGACATCGAAAGGTCTTGACGTTGTCTTTCCTTTTTACAGTCCAGACGGTTCCCTCGAGATGATCAAGAACAAGGCGCTTGATCACGACGGCAACCCCGGAATGTGCGGTCAGAGCAATCAGAAGCCCGTGCTGTTTGGTTGGCACACCATGCCGCCAGCCAGCCGACAGGTGTGGATTACCGAAGGCGAGTGGGATGCCATTTCCGCTTCGGAAATAGGATTCCCCGCCCTGAGCGTTCCAACGGGCGGTGGCAAGGGAGCAAAGCAAACCAAGTGGATTGCTAATGAATACGAGAACCTAGCTCGCTTCGATGAGATCGTCATCGCGACAGACATGGACGAGCAAGGGGAGCTGGCTGCAAAAGAGATAGCTCAGCGTCTTGGTGATCGCTGTATCCGCATCAAACTGCCGGTCAAAGACATCAACGAGCTGCTGCAAAAAGTCGGGGCTGAGCAAGCTAAGTTTGCCCTCCAGAAGTGTTATGAAGATGCCAAGTGGCAAGACCCTGAGACACTGCGCTCCGTTGCCGAGTTTGGCACGGACATTGCCGATTACTTCCTAGATAAGGACAGCCGTGCGGGTGGCTTCACCATGGGCTGGGAGAAAACTGAGGAGCTGGACTACCGGTTTAGACCCAGCGAGCTGGTCGGCATTGTTGGCTTTTCAGGCTCAGGCAAAACCATGTTTCTTGGTCAGCTCTCACTTAATGCGATTGAGCAGGACCAGAAGATTCTTGTTGCCTCAATGGAGATGTCGCCGAAGAACCTGCTGGGACGGATGTTTCAACAGGCTTGCGCTGTATCTAACCCAACTGCTGAGTATCAATCGAAGGTCATGGAGTGGATGGCTCACAACCTGTGGCTGTACATCGACAACCTGAACCCCAAGATCGGAGACCTGCTCAAGTGCTTCGAGTACGCCTACCGCCGGTATGGGGTGAGCGTCTTCATCATCGACAGCCTCACTTGTATGTGTAGTCACGAGGACTACCGCAAGCAGCAGGAGATTGTTGAGAAGATTGTCCAGTTCAAAAACGCCTTCAACTGCACCGTTTTTCTTGTCACGCACTCGCGCAAACAAGAGGACGAAAGTCGTGCTCCGGGAAAGTTTGATGTCAAGGGTTCCGGTGCGATCACTGACTTGGCGGACAGCTTCTTCTCGATCTGGAAGAACAAGCGGAAGGCAGAGCACATGCAGATCTGCAACATCACTGGCGATGAACCCGAAGAGGACATAGCCAAGCAGTGGGATGTTCAGGTCACCGTCCTCAAGAACCGAAACGGTCAGTTCGAGGGACGTATTGGATTCGACTTCGACGATGGCACCTGCCAGTACGTCGAGCGTCGAGGAGGGAAACCACGGAAGTACATTCAATGGAGTAAAGCATGATTCAACAAGAGCAGTTCGCAGAGAACATTCGTACGGCAGGAGCCGCAGTAGAGACAGCCGAGCGACTGGCGGCAGTCAAGGAAGCCGAAGAGAAAAAGCTCTTCGCTCGATTTCAAGTAGAGGCTGAGGCTCAGGGTCACAAGACAGCCGCAGCTCAGACACGTTATGCCGACTACAAAGAGGAGATGTTTGAAGCCCGCATGAACAAGGGCGTTGCCAAGGCAGCGATCTCTGCTGCGAAAGCAAACCTCCTCGCTGCTGAAGTCGAGTTCAAGACGTGGCAGACACAGATGGCAACTATCAGACAGGAGAAGCGTGTTTATGGGAGCTGATCGAGTCATACCCCAGTGGGTACAGGAAGCTATCCGGGAGCGAGACGATCGCTTGAAGGCAGACTTCTGTCGGACACAAAACGCACTTGCTGTTCGCCATGGAGACGAAATCTTTCTTCCCGAAGAGCTTGAGATTGTTTCCTACAAAAGAGAAGGCAAGAACACGTTCATTAGATATCGGAGGGTAAAGCATGACTCAGAAAACCACTGAACCAGACTGGGTTGAGCTGGCGCGTGAATCGATAGAGGCACACCAGCGCAAAGATATTCGCCGATCAATCGAGCACTTTGCCGATCTGATCAATAAGCAAAAGGCTCGTAACGAGCGAGCACTAAAAGACGTGGGGGCACATGAAAAAGGATGAAGTCAAGAAGTCCAACCCGTGCGGAACGGGAATGGATGGATGCCATAACAAATCACGGCTGTGTCGTGTGTCAAAGGGAGTTTGGGATCTTCACGGATGCGGAGATACATCACATCGATGGCAAGACGAAACCGGGGGCGCATTTAAAGACGATACCCCTGTGCTATCGCCATCACAGAGAAGGAGAAGACTGCAATGGGTATACCTCTAGACACCCCTACAAGAAACGGTTCGAGGGACGTTATGGGACAGAAGAAGAACTCCTCGAGTCCCTCCAGCGGGAGCTTGGATTCTGCTACACCTGAGGATTGGGATCGCGTTTCCAAGCCAAGGCACTACGCCTCACAAAACGCAGAGTATCCACGACTCGAGTGCATTGACGCTATCAAGGCGGCTTGCTCGATCGATGAGTTCCGTGGGCACTGCAAAGCCAACGTCATGAAGTACACATGGCGGTGCGATCACAAGGGGGCGACGATCAATGACCTCCGCAAGGCTCGCCAGTATTTAGACTGGCTGATCGAGAGCTACCTGTGAACTGCTGGGTTTGCGGCGATAGGCTTATCTGGGGTGGTGACAATGACGCCGAGACAGATGAGGGTAACCACCTGATAGAAACGAATCTGTCATGCAATGGTTGTGGCGCGTTCGTTCTGGTCTATCACGGACAGCAAGACAATGACGAACAGTAGGAACAAAGGAGCCGCCTTCGAGCGTGAGGTGTGCTCATGGATCTATGACGAGTTCGGAGTGAAGGTTCGGAGAAACCTCACGCAGTATCAGGAAGCGGATCTCGCTGACATTGAACTGCCTCCCTTCGTCATAGAGTGTAAGCGCTACGGGTCGGGTAACTGGCACAAGCCAGATTGGTGGGATCAAGTTTGTCGGGCAGCCAACGACAGCATCCCGTTACTCATCTATCGGTACGACCGACAGCCCACCCGCATGGTGTTGCCTCTCCACATTGTTGGAGATTACCCCGTGAACAATCAGATGACCTGCACGGTCGGGCTTGAGGAAGGAGCGATGATCATTCGAGAGGTACTGAATGCGACCCGCAGATTTCAGGCATCAAGTGAGCCAGTCAGCGAAGAAGCTTTATTGGACTGACGTTCTAGCTGACATCGAGGACAGGTTCCCTCCAGCATTTCACGCGCTGGCAATCGAGACTGTCCTCTACTACCTACCGCCCGAGATCTGTGACCAGCCGGACATAGATACTCGCCGCGCCATCATCGACTCCATACCGGATGACTGCGAGCCTTCGCATGCCAAAGGTCTGGTCAAGGAGCACGTCAAGATTCTCTGGAGGAAACGTGCCGTTCGCTCATGATCTAGCCATAGGTATCCAAGCGGAGCTGAGGCTCCTCGAGCACCTCCGCCAGAAATATCCTGACGCCTACAAGGTGGAAGGCAAGCACAGCGAGTACGATTTGGTGGTGCCAGGGCGATTTACTGTTGAGGTAAAGTTTGATCCTGCGTCACAGCGGACGGGAAACGTGGTGATCGAGTATTACCACGGGAAGGCTTCGGGCTTGCACGTCAGCACAGCGGACTGGTGGGTCTTCGACACCGGAGAGAGAGATGGTGTCATCTGGCTCACACAGTCCGCCGTACGTCAGTGTATCGTTAGCGAGTCGTTACAGCCGGTAAAAATACAAGGTCCAGATGATCGTCTTCCGAAATGGGTCTTTCTAGTTCCATTAAAGGTCTTAAAGCGATATTCATCTCAAGAGCCTTGATCGCCATGTCTGGCATCGTCCGGTAACCCCTCGCTGATTGTGACCGCTTCCAGTTGCGTACTGTCCACGGGCTTACACCGATCATAGTTGCTACCTGCGACGAATCCAATCCATGGTCGTCCATCAACGACATTAGCCGTTCGTTGTTGCTCATCTTCATACTCCCAAAAGCTTACTAACAAAAAGGCAAAGCCGACCGTGCTCAGGTACAGCCACTCACGCCTGTTCACTTACAATCTGCGTGAGTTCCCTCAGCAGCTCCTGCTGCCGACGCAGCTTCTCAACGTCCGGTTGGCACAAAGCCATCTTGATCAGGTTCAGCTCCATTGGGGTCAATACGATTGACGACTTCATGCCGTCCGCCAGTACGTCCCAATACTTTCGCTCCTTCTCATTGAGCATTTGGATTGCTTGTTGCTTCCTCATGCGTACGTCTCCAATATAAAGTCAAAGAATTGCTGGAGGCTCTCGCCCTCCAGCTCCACGGTTTCTCCGTTGTATGTGATCTCTTCCCAGTCGATAAACGTCTGTGGCTCTCTGCTCACCGACCCCCAAAACTCGACAGTCTCGTACTCTGTCCAGATCTTGAGGTTGTCGATCTCGATATCACTGGGATCGATCTTGACGGTGGCAATGATCAACGTTGAGAACCCTCCAGTAGCTCGTCGAGCTTCTCCAGCAGTTCCGCCACATCAATGGTGGGGTCTTCATCACTTTTTAAAACAATCATGCTGATCTCCTTATGTCGGCACAGAATTCAGTCTCGAACCACTCGCCGACAGAGAGGTCAGAGTTTTCAACCGTGCGGACGAATTTCATAGATTCGTTGACGGTTCTTATTCCATCGGAGCCGAAGTAGTGGTCGCGTATGTCCCACACCAGCTCCGTGTTCGAGTGTTCGCGCTGAAGGACGTAACGCACTTTGAGGTGCGCGTAGTCCTCCCTCCGGTACGTCCGCCTCATGAGATATCCTCCAAGGGTTCACTTTCTGGGTTACGACTGAAGGGTCTGTTATCAAGGTCACAATCAACCCAGACGACCCAGCATCCGAAATAAGGGCTTTCAAAGTCGTAGTGTTCTCCAGTCATGACGTGAGCTTCGATGCCCTTGTCTATGCAGGCTTGCGCTAAAATCTTTGCACCGATAAATCCTCCGGCATGCTGGTCAGTCCAAAGCATGCAACCGCGCTCCCATTTTTCGGCGTCAAACGTGTCCCTAGCTTTTGCATCCCAGAACATAACGCCACGCTCTGTCCACTTGCCCGCAGACGAACCCGTACTCCAAAGCACGTCGATATCGGCATCACTAAAATCCAGATCGACTTTCATGATCGCTCCTTGTATTTTTTCTTCAGGTACTCATCGACTTTCCGGTCGAGCGCTTTTGCCCCCCAGACCCATAGCCAGGTTTTGGCAAACTCCTCGGTGGACTGACCCTCCAGCCCCACGCGCCCGTTGATTGCCTCGAGGTCGATATCCGACAGGTTGTATTCGACGGTGATTTTCATCAGTGCACCTCCTTTATGTGGTGGTTTCTAAATTCGATTGCCACGCTATCTATGTCCTCACGAGTCCAAAGCTTGTTGTGTGAAAGAAACTGGCTGGTGACGCTGTGCTTGGTCAGTCGAGAGCGGCGGTCAAACAGCACGCCGTCCCATGCTTTTGGACTCCACCCCATAGTTCCTAGACCGCCCTCGGGGCGAATGAAAAGCTTGCCGTTGTTTAGCTCCACGATTACTAATCTCATGACTTGTCCTCCGTTCGTGCGTAGTCGAATGAAATGCGGGTCTCGTCGTCGTCGTAGACGTACACGGTTAGACCCAGTTCAGGGATTTCGTAGCCAGTACATTCACCCCAGTCGCAGTCCGTGGTTCGGGTACGAATCGCGGTGAAGTGACCTTCATCGATAAGTCTCATGACGCTTCCCCCTGTACTTCACAGGCATTGGGGTTGGGTGAGTCAGACTCGTAAACATCGCCCCATGTCCAGTCGCCCTCGCCGTCTTCTTCCATGGGGGTTGGGGGGTTGTTTCTGACCCACTCGTAAACTTCGCCCTCAGTCCAGTGTTCGGGGGCGTTGACCTCAGTTATCAGGTCGGTGTGCATCGTCGCTGTGACGGTCCATGTTTTGGTTTTCATGCCGCATCCTCCGCTTCGTCTAAGCAGTCGTGGCAGGTGCCGTTGTCGCTTTCTGTGTCGATAAAACCGCTCTCGACTAGCTGGTTGCACTCAGGGCATTTCTGCCACTGAGCCTCGTCGGGGTGAACCATGTTGGTTTCTCCACCGCAGTCGTCACACCAGATCCCGATCTCTCCAAGCTCGTCGTCTCTGGCAATTCCGCCGCTGTGAAAAAGGGTGTAGTTGTAGTGAACGTGATCGTTCGTCCCACAGCTCTTGCACACGAGCTCGGGATCCATCTCGATTACAAATTTGATTAAGTCAGTCATGTCTTTCTCCATCATGAAAAATCATGAAAAAAATGGGGCGGGGAAATAAATCCCTCACCACTCGTCCTCCTCGTATTCCCAAGCGTCTGTTATGAAGTCAAAGTCCGACCCGCACTCGCGCAACCCCTTGTCATAAAGCTCAGAACAGCAGTCGTTGATGATTTCCTCAGAAATTTTGCGGAGCTTTTCTAACGCTTCGTCATGAGAGTTCGCGTGAATGTCGATGAACATATCGAGTGTCGGCATACAGCGGAATGTGTATTTAGGTTGGCTCATGACGCTTCCTCCGCATTCCAGTCGTAATAATCAGGGTTGGCTAACGGCACGATCTGCCCCTCAGCCCACTCTGGCTGTGCAGGGTCTTTGACCATGAAAAATTCGAAGTCCTCTGGCTCGTGCGGGAGCGGCTCGCGCTCCCATCCGATCTCAAGTGTTGGTGTGCAGAGGATTGTTCTTCCGCTCTCATCCTGAACGCTGAATGAAACGCCCAAGTCGATCAGTACTGCTCGTGGCAGTGGATACCCATCGGCGTCATTGAAAACGCACAGCTCATCGATCTCGCGCTGGTGACTGTCCGGCATTTCCTCGTGGTTCATCCCACACGCATCACACGACGGCTGAGTAGCTTTGTGCTTGATGTAAACCTCTGGCTCACCCTCGCACTCGCAGTCCCAGAACTTAGGGTTGAGTTTTGGGCAAAACCACTCCGACTCGCTGATATGTTCCGGTCTCTGGTTCAGGCTCATGACTTCACCTCCCGCAGTTCCGCCAGTGCTTTTTCGACGCTGAAAATGTAGTCAGCCATCTGCTTATCAGCATCCAAGTTGTCGGGGTCGATGTAGGGCGTACCGTTGCCCATTTCATTCCAGAAGCCGACACTCACTCCCGACACGTAGCGCAGGTCACCGATGTAGTTTTCGAGATACCCGCAGGCATTCATGACTGGCTGGCTCATGACTTCACCTCCCGCAGTTCCGCCTGAACAAACAGGTCGTCCGGCAGTGAAAAAATAAGCGCTTGAAGCTTCTCCGCTTGTGCTACGGCTTCGTCATCACGTCCCGCGCCTTTCATCATTGCGAGCATGCTCAGGTGAAACCACATTTGATCGCGCATTAGTTTCTGTTCCATTTCTCTCTCCATGTGACGGTGTAAAAGCACACCCGAAAGGACACCCGCAGGTGCCCAGTCGGCTAGGCTCTAGCGAGTGCCTCGTGAAACTGTTCCTCGAGGTAAAACAGATCGGTCTCGCAGTTCCACGGATCAAAAAAGTCAGTCCACCAGCACACCGTCTGGTTGCCCTCAGAGGCGATCACAAACGGCGGGGCTTCGTCCCCTTGGGTTGGGTGTTCGTAGAAGTCGAAACGCCTCCGCTCGCCCATTGAAAAGCCCAAGTGGTAGCAGTCGCGGCGGATGCGTTCGGGGTCGTATTTTTTGTGAGACCACACTAGATGTCCCTCCCGTAATCAACCGAGACAAACACTTCGCGCACGTCCGACGTAGAGCCGTCAGCGTTGCGGCGAAGGTCAGCGAAGGGGGAACCCATGACCACGCCCACGGAGCGGCTGAACCATTGCCCCGTGCAGTCGTAGTCACTGGTGATGTCCTCGCGGAAATACTCAACAGCCAGCTCTAGCAGTTCCGCGTGAGAAAGGTCGGCGGGCACCACAGCGGTTAGGACAAATTTGGCATCCGTTCCGTTATTGTCCCGACCGTCGAATACGTCCCAAGTGCGAGCGTTGGCGTCGTCAATAAAGCCGTGGACTAGATGGTTTCTCATGCCGCCGCCTCCTCTAACAGCTCCGCCAAAGCGTCTCTAACGCCGTTGTGGATCAGGTGAAAGGCGATCAGGGTCATGACACGGTCAACGCTCCAGTCTTCACCACAGCCGCCACAGTCCTCAAAATCGCTTTCGGCTTGATTGAACAGGTCGGAATGACAGCGGCGCATCATGTCGCACAGATCCCACGCTTGCGCGGTGTAGATCACCCACTGGTGACCGTCGGCAAACTGCCACGCCAGATCATCAACGTCTGAGTCGTATTGCTTGGACTCCGCCACGATGTCATGGGCGGCGCTCTCAACTTCCTCGATAAATTCTGCGTAATTCATTGGTTTCTCTCTCCATGGCTTGGTGCAAAGTCACACCCGAAAACGCCCCCGAAGGGGCGCAGACGGCTGGGGCTTAGGCGGTCTCTCCAGTGAACGCGAACATAATCTCGCGGCATCGCTCGAGGGTCTGACGGCTGGGGGTTGATGTGCTGACGTGTTTGCCGCTCATGAACTTGACGACTCGCAAAATGCCGTTGTCGATTTCGCGGCGGACTTCGGCGTGGTATCCGATGACGCCACGGGAGCAGTAGCCCTCGCTGGCATCCTCGACGATGGAGCGCACACCAGCGGATG